ATTCCACCCTGATAAACATACTTAAGATAATCTTGTGCAATGCTTTTAATAAATATCAATGCAGATAAATCTTTAGGCTTGGCTCTAAACCTTTCTGGCATATCCACTGACTTAATTGTAAATGGTGTGGGTCTATCTAATTTTTTTTGTATCTGTGCTCTTTCTGCATTAACAACCTTTGCACCTATTTGGTTTAGAGCATTAGCAGTTGCTATGGGTAATTTCTTTCTTTGAAATAATCCCATCTTCTTTTTGAGTTCTTTCTCATTAGATTTTATCTGGACTGTTATTGTCATTTCTTTCTCCAATGAGACTTAGCTTCAAACTTAAGTCCTAACTCTTTAGCTTTACGTCTGATGGTTGATGGGTGCACATCATATTGCATGGCAATATCATGGCTAGACTTTCCCTGTTCTATCTTTTGTTTTAGTTTTTCTTTATCTATATTCATAAGTTTTTGTAATGCTCTATGAGCCTGTTCAGATACCACTGGGCTTTCTCTAAGTCCTGTATGTTGGCATCCTTATATTTGTGCCTGTGTATATATTTTATGATGCTACCTTCCAGATAGGAAGGGAATGAAGCACCAAGCTGTTGTTGAATATAATCTATACATTCCACGCCACTTTGATTGTAGTGTGGTGGTTTCGTTACGTTTATATCTTTGCTCATTTATTTCTCCTTGTATTTATTTGATTTAATTATATTGTCTTTTGCCCATAATGGTTGCAAGTTGTTTAGAGACCAGCATTCTTTAATATCATTGATATCTTTTAAATTAAACAATGATTGTGGTTTTATGTGATCAATATGAATGTCTCCATCTCTAAACGCTTTCCACGTCATGTCTTTTGTGAATTGTTTTTCTAAATGATTTTTTAATTCTTCTTTTGTATACCCTAAAATATCTAAATATTTAGTATTTTGATTCTTAGATACTGCTAATCTAAGTGAATAATCTAAATTTGGATATCTCTTTTTCTTTTTTACTAATTGATTTCTTAGTTTCTCCTTTAAGTTAAAATTTGTGTCAAATTTATATTTAATTCTGTAAATTAATGTATTTTCCAAAGGACTGTCTTGCTTCAGCTCTAACCATTGATCGTTTGATATTTGATAGCGTTCTTTATACCAATTTGAATCTTTTTTTATTAATTTTGGATTAAATTTATTTAATCTAGTTTTTAAAACATTTAGTGATTTTCTTTTGGCAGATAACTCTTTTTTTAATTTAAGAATTAAACACCAAGATTCATAAGGTATTCCCAGTTCTTTTGCTTTGATTTTTCTTCTATACGATTTTGTCCAGTGTGGCAAACCCAACTCTCTTCTTTTTTTTCTATTTTTTAAATTATTTTGTACACAACACTCCTTACAAATTAATCTTGTTTTTTTATTTTTTTCTAAATAAAAATATTCTTTATTATTTGGTAATATTTTTTTACAACCCTTACATTCTTTTTCTAATCTATTATCAATCCCACAACCATATCTATTTAAAACATCGTATTCACTAGAGCATTTTAATGAGCAAAATTTATTTTTATTAATTCTTTTATCAGAAAATATTTTTTTACAATTATCACAAGAATGTATGTTTTCAATAAATTTCTTTTTACCTCTTAATTGATAATCACATTTCCTAGAACAAGTCTTGTATCTCCAACCTTTAGCGAGAAACATCTTATGACAATTTTCACAAATTTTATTTATCATGCCTTCTTTTAGTTATTTCATTCTTACATTTTTGTATGACCTTTTTCTTAGCACTAGATGATTCAATGTAATCATTGAGCTCCTGAAGTGTCATACACTTTAGATAATAATGCTCGGTAGTTGTCTTACCTGTAGCTCTATCTCTAATCTTTACACTTGGTTTTAATTTAATTGGCATAGTTGCTCCTCAGTTAATGTATCTATTCTCATACAATAGTTTTTAAATATATCTATAGGTATCAGGTAAGCATCTATTATCTTTCCATCAATCATGTAGTTCTTACCCTCAGGTATATTATTTTCTAATATACATATCTTTAATTCGTTAGACTTAATCCAATACAGCATAGTCTTTGTTAGATATGCCCAATAGTCTGCTGTGCTTGCATTAATACCTGATTCAATCTTATTACAGTAAGTTTCAATGAAAGCATTACCAGTTCTATCAGTATGCTTATCTCTTTTAACTTCTACTGTTTTATTTATCTCAGGAATCATAATGTCATATTCAATAAAATAACCTTCCATTTTATGTGCTGCTGGATGCTTTCTGTTAATAATGTCAAGCACAAACTTTTCTCCAGCTTCTCCATAAGGTAAATCTTCTTGATGAAACTTACTCATTTCTTTTTCTTATCCTTTTTCTTCTTAAATATCTTATCCCAATTATCATCAATCTTTTTCTTATCTTCAGGTCTACGTTTTGACCCTTTACCACCATGCCACTTAGACATAATCAACTCTCTGTATATTTACTGATTTATCTAATTTACTTAGTAGCTCTTTTGCTCTTATAAAATCATTAGGAATACATCTAAACAATTCTTCTATGCTAAATATCATTATGTCCTTTTCATCTTTGTGTATTTTCTCCAATATAGGTTTCTCAGAATCAGTATCACAAACCAATGCTGTTTTATTATCAAAGTTAAAACATTTAGCATTAGGTTGTATTTGTATATAACCACTTTCCTCACATTTAATATTTAATTGCTCATAAGCTCTTAACATCATTTCAACCATTTGTAGTTTCTTTTTTACAGGGTCAGAGAACAAAGAATCTTTTAACATTTGTTCTGCCCTGCAAAACTTAATCTCAAACTGAACACCAACTAACTTAAAGATTCGTTTTCGATTACCCCACTTAATACGAGTATCAACTTCATATAATCTTAAATCTTTTAACTTTTGTTCTAAAGTTTCATCTAAATATGTTTTCATAATTATTTTTTTTAAAATTGAATCATTTACTTGGGGTGTTGGGGTGTTCCTAAAGGAACACACCCCACCCTCCCCAAATAAATTAATGATTTATACCCTAAATACCCTAACAATACCCCAAACTTTACCCCATTCTTTACCCCACTTAGATTATTCATTATCATCACCTTTTTCAGAGTAATCAGGCATTATTTTTTCGTAATCTTTGTGTTGATAACCTACATTAGGTATATGATGTATTAAACCTTTTTCCTTTAACCCATCAAAACATTCTGCTATTTGTCCATTACTTAAATTTTTATTATTATGTTGAACCCTGTTAACCAAATCTGCAGGCATATACATAATGTCTTGAGGACTGTCGGGTTCATCTTTTAAGGGTAAGTTTTTAAGTGCTTCTAAGACAGGTTTTTGTTGTGGAGAAGGTTTCTGTACTTTTGGTACTTCAGGTAACTCAAACTCTTCAACTTTAACTAAAACAGCAGACTTCTTATCTTTGTTCTTGCCAAGCTCTCCAATGGTGTCCATTCTAAAATGCATAGATGGCATATTCATATCTTCTTTATTTAATGTTTGACTCATCTTCACATACATAACCTTTTCTTCTACACCTAAAACACCAGTAGTTTTATCCCTGTCATCTCTTTCTATATAAAACTCAGAATCAACTGAAGCAGGTAATACACTTGAACCTCTACCTCTTCTAATGCCATTAGATTTACTACCAGCATGACCAGTGTGATGAATAAGCATGATACAAGCACCAGTCTCATGTTTTAATCTATCGATTCTTTGTATAAATTGATTCATGTCAGACGTGCTGTTCTCGTCTCCTGAACCAAAGTTTCTCTGAAGGGTGTCTATAATAATTAAACCTAAACTACCAAGCTCATTCTTAGCATCATGTGCTTTTTCAAGTAACTTATCAAAGTTCTTATCATCTAATATACCTACAGCCTTTTCACTTACTTTAAATGGTGCTTTTCTAATATCAGTTTTAAAATGTTTTTCCCAAGCTAAAAGTCTTTTAAAAATAGACTTGTTACCCTCACCACATAAATATAGGACACCTGCCTGTTCTGTATCATAGTCATACCAAGATTTACCTGTTGCAACAGATAACATCATAGAAATACCAACGAAACTTTTACCAGCTTTAGGCTCTGCATACACACTAGCTACTGTACCCTTCTCAAGAATTGTATCTATCAACCATTCAGGTGGAGTATCATTAGCTTCCATATCGTCATAATCTAAAAATTCTACATCATCATTGGGTATGTATTTAAGATTGTTCTTTATGTAATCCTCA